TGACACCAATGCTTGTGGGCGTAAGATTTTACGTCCGTAAAGGTGCATACCACGTACAATGTCTGCAAATGAGTCAGGATCTCTGTAGTTCTCAACTTTATTGATCTGCTCTGCAGTCGCTACAGCTTCTTGCTGTCCTGCCAAGATCACACCGTAGTTAGAATCTTGGGCAAGTGAACCTGATGTACCTGCACCTGTACCTTTAGAAGGTAGGTTGTTAGATACGTGTACTGCGAAGCCGTGTAAGTTGTTCATTACAAGACCGTTCTGTAGACCTGATCCACCGAAGTCTGCGTTGAGAAGACGAGAGTCTTCATCTTTTAGCATTTCCATGAATACTGGATCTACCACCAACCAACGTCCACGTGAATCAACATTCGCTGTGTCCATTTGACGTGCCATACGAGCAACTACTGTCAATGGTGATACAGTGTCTGAAGATAGTGAAGTTGCACCAGGCAAACGTGTTGCTAGTGGAATAGAGTCACCAGTAGCGTATGCTGTTGATGCAGAGTCAGCAGAACCTAGTTGACCCATATCAGTAGCATCCAACTGGTTAGCTATTAAAAATTCACCGTTGAGTTCACCTGATGTTGGGTGCTGTGCAGTGCCTGACACAGTTGTGATTAACGCACCTGATGTGTCGTAACCTGACATATAAGATAGAACATCTGTGTCGATTGCGTCAGCCATTTTGTATGCTGCTCTGTCTGCAGCTAGGCTTACGAAGTCAACATGTGAGAACTGCTCTTCGATGTCATCCATTTTGAAAGCAAAGTAGTTAGCTTTGTCAATGGTAAGCGAGAAGTCACTGTCATCTAGCTTCTCTACAGAAATAGCTGTGTGACGCTGTAATGCGTTAACAGTTACGTCTGGCTCTTTTTGGATGCGTACAACGTCACCCTGATTTGCAATATCACCAAAGTATGAGTTGTTGGTGATTGCGCTAATTACAGACGATTTGCGTAAAGCAATCTGCGCCTGTTTGGAGTACATAATCGGGCTAAAGTTGCCGTCAAAGCCTCCACTTGCTGATGTAATAGCCATAATTAAAATCTCCTTATAGATATGGCGTGGGGTTAGTACACTACATATCCACCCGAAGAGGCTCTTTGTATTAGGGTAGTCAGCTTTGCTTTGAGAATGCGCTTTCTCTCTGCGCTGGGCCTATACTCTGAGGTAAGTCTTGTTGTGTGGCTAGTGCTTGATTAAGCATACACACATTAACTGTTGTGTATATGCTATAGTTTTATCTACAATATGTAGATTGTCAACTATTTTCTTGACATATCGTAAATAAATCTTCCGTTACGTTGAGCATCAAGTATTTCTTCCTGACGCTTTTCGTATTCTTTGATAGACATAGCAGCTACATCTGATTCCTTGATGTACTTACTTGCTTCATCTGGTTCTGGTTTAGCTGCGCCTTTTGTCTTAACTGAAGAAGCTGCTGCTTTGTCATTACTTGTTTTTTTAGTTACTATTCCTGTATCCACTTTGTATAAATCTATTACACGTGCTACAGACTTAGCGTCATCCGTATTTTCATACAAAGCATCTTGTACCCACTTAGGCTGCTCTTTTGCCCAATTATGAAATGAATCATCTTCACGTATTTGTGCAAAGTCAGGATGCATACCTGCTAACTCAGCTTCAGCTTTTTCACGTTTAGCTGTAATGCGTAATTCCTCAAACTCAGCCATACGATCATTTAAATCAGATGCTTTCTTGTCTGCTTCTCTAGCTGCGATAGCTTCTACGATACCTGCAACATCGGGATATTTTTTAGCCCACGCTTCTAATTCTTCATCAGACTTAGGAAGTACAAGTTCTTGCTTGGATGCCTTATCTAATTTTTCTTCCAGTGCCTGTATCTTTGCATTAAACTCTTCTTCTTTCTTTTGAGAATGCCTACGTAGATCACCATACCGTTTCTTAAAGTTTTCTTCTTCAGCACTTAACTTAGAATCTTCTTCTTGTGTTTCTGCTTTGGGTTCTTCTTTTTGTTGGGTATCACTCTCTGCCTGTACTGGTTCAGCTTTAGGCTCTTCGCTACTGGGTTTATCTTCAGTACTTTCTTCATCTGTTATACCTAATGCTTCTTTTTTTAGAGCTAGAAGTTCTTCTTCATCTTTCTTGATGCGTTCTTCATTACTTAGGTATCCCCCTCTACCCATCATTACTTTTGGGATTTCAGGTTTTACCATTGGGTTTGCTTTCGCTTCTTCACTTATAGGCATTTGTTTTCTCCTTGTGTTGGGGTCAGCCGAAGCCGAGTGGCCTTATAGTTATTTGGATTTTTTAGTTTTCTTTTTAGAACCTAGTGCTTTTTTTAATTTAGCAGCTTGCTTGGCATGAGACTTAGATGCTTTTTCTAAACCTTTTACTACTTCTTTTACTTTAGGTTTATCTACTAAACCGCCTTCGTTCATCATACCTCTTCTTGGATCACCATAATCAGGATCATCCTTTTCATCAGATGGTGCAATGTCTCTGCCAACTTCCGCTATGCTTGAGCCTGTTTCTTGTGAAATTCTAGTTATATCATCTGCTCTATCTCTTGCTTCTTGACGTTTGTCTTCAGCAGAATCAGTTATATCTGAACGTAGTTTTTGGGTTGCAGTTGGTGGAGTAATAGATGCAGCAGCTTCCTTTGATGCCTTTTTAGCTGCCTCTATTGTTTCATCAGAAAATAGATTAGCAGTTACATCAGGTTTAGGTGTTGCTGATACTTCTGGCTTATAAGGCTCTACTACTTGAGCCTGTCCTACTTCAGTAATACTAGGGAGTTCATCATAAGTAGGACCATCTAACTTAGGCAAGTCAGGTTCTTCTTCTGGCTCTTTACCTAGTATCTTGTCAATAGTCTTACCAATCATTCCTTTTTTAGCTGGAGCTTTAGCTACCTCTAAAAGATTTTCTAGGTATTCTCTTTCGTATATTGGCAACTCAGCATTTGGATTATCTAATCTTCTTTCTATCTCTTCTATTGTTTTTCTTTTGTGTCTTTCTTGTGCAAAAGCAAGTATACCAGTAAATAAAGTAGTACCACCCATTATAGGGGTAGCATTTAAATTCTTTACTTCTTCTGTTAATTCATCAATAGTAAGCTCTTTATAATTGAAAGGCTCTGGTGGTTCTGTCTCATTATTATTTGATCCACCTCCTGAAGATTTACTTGGCTGAACTACAACAGGAGCAGATCCTACAGGATAATAACCTTCTGGTATTACAGTCTGAGGAACACCTCCTATGAAAGGTATCATAATTGTATGCCCTGCAGCGTTTTGATATTCACGCATTTCTACTAATCCATCACCAATAGCTATACTATCTGTTTCTGGATCATACCCTTCTGGTAAAATTTGACCTGTTTTACCTTCAAGTACAACTCTTGGAGTAGGATCACCTCCCTCGTCAAAACCAGGAAAGTTCATCTGTTCTGCTAAAGATGGTCTGTCTGTCTTAGGTGTGTATACTTCTCTATCTGTTGCGCTAGGCGATCTGTAAGATCTGTTGTCTGTCTCAGTAGAATCTGATCCATACTTACGTGCTGCACGTTCCATAGGGTTACCACCAAAGCCAAAGTCTATAGCAGGTTTATTTGTAGCTTTTGTGGGTTTATCATCATCGTCACCAAAAAAGTTTCTTATGTTATATATTATTTCTTCAGCACGATTTTTAAATACAGGTTTGTCTTCTGCTTGCTTTCTTACTAACTTCTTTTTTATGTTATCAAATGTGTAAGCACCTTTATTAGCAGTCACTGCTTCTGGTGTATCCATTACTTCTACAATTTCTAAGTCAGCTAATTCTATGCCTAAACCTTCATCGTCATTCGTAGGAATAGGCTGACCACCAATACGACCATCTTGGTTCATTTGCTGAAAACCAAGCTTGGCTTCGGCACGAAGATCTTCAAATAATTTTACTCCATGAAAACGTACAACATCTGCAGGTATAACTATCTCACCTTCACTTAACTGCGCTGGTATGTCATCTCTTACATTCTCTGCAGTAGAGCCTAGCGGTATTTCATTACCAGATACAGGGTCTACACCTATCGTATTATCAGGTACATCTCCAAAGTTCATTTCCATTTGATCTTCTATTGCCATGCCGCCCTCATTAAAATTAGCTGTTACACCTGTTACTTTATTTGTAAATTCAAACATCTCATCATCAGGTGTTGTCTTTTTTACATTCTTCGCCATAACAAGTGGTCCTACTTGTATAACTTCATCAGCAGATACAACAGGCATTCCGTCTGCTTTGTCATAAAAATAAGATGCTCTATAAGGATTCATTCCTACTTGTGACCAACCTTCTGCACCTTTTTCTAAAAGTTCTTTTGTAACATTATATATTTCTTCAGGATCAGCATTTACATAACTACCTTGCATTCTTGCTATTGTTGTTTTACCTTTACCTGATGCAATAGAAGATGCAGCTAAAGGATTTGTAGTAAATGTTACATTATCTAATACTGCTGTTTGAGCATAACCTACAGTCTTACCACTTTTTTCTGTACCATCATGTAGAGAAACAATCCATGTATCAGTATCATTATAAGCAGGTATATCTAATCTAGCCGATATAGGCGTACCATCTGGTATTTCTTTATTTACACCAATAATGCCT